TTGATGCAGGAAATTGTTGATGAAATATCAAACGAGTTCTTGCAGGAAGTTATTCAAAGGACACCTGCAACAAATAACAATAAATTAAAGAACAACTGGTTCATTCGTGAAGTCACTTATAACAATTACAGTACAGTTACCACTATACAAATCAATCTTATATAAAATGTTGATTGTGTGGTTCATTACATATTCAGTTTGCAGGTCTATACTATCACAATATGGAAGATGTAACCTGCATAATACATCTTTGTAGTCATATACATTATGATACTTTTCCTGCACTGTAATATCGCCAAGGGGAACAAGATACACATAATTTGCAAGAATATCACTATCAACCTTTGTATCATAGTTACCAAGTTGAATACTTCCAATATCAGCAATCATTGTTTCAGGAAGTTCAAAAGGAAGTTTATACAAGTTAGTTATAAATGAACCATAGTCAACAACTTGACTTGTTTCAGACATCTTATAGAAACGAACCTTTGACAAATTATTCAATACATTATTTGTTACCTGATACAAATTTGCGAACCCTGATAATTTTTCTGTTTTCTTGATTGCAGTTGCAGTTATACGCAAATTACCTTTCACATTATGAGTGATAACACACTTTGTATTTTCATCAGTAAAGTCACTATATGAACTTGTTATACTTGTTCCTGCATCATACAAAACAATATTACTGTTCAACTGATAACCCTCATTTGCAATAACTGTTATTGTTTGGTTTCCACCTTTTACAACAGATTTATCACAAGTGCAGTTTGTCATGTTTGTAGTGATTGTATAATACTGGTTTGCAATACCAGTGATAACAACATCTGCAATGATAGTGAAATTGATTGATGCAGTTGTTTTGTCCTCTGAAACCATAAATGAAAGTGTATCATCACCCATTTTCAATACTGGTATTGTATCGAACAAACAACCCTCATTTGCTGAAAGTATGATTGATACATCTGTATTATGTTCATACTCTGCAAGACAATCACAAGTACAGTTTTCAAGGCTATGTGTTACTTCATGTTTATTACTGGTATCTTCTTCAACTGCAATATGCAAATAGTTTGTCACTATTGTTGCAGTTCCACTATTCCAAGGGTAAACAATAACTGTATTATCTTCCTGAATTTCAAAGTCACCCATGTTTGAAGTGTCACCACTATTTGTTTTATGACAATCACAAATTTTGTAACCATTTATTGCTTTCAGTTTTATCCAGTAATTTGAATTTACTTCTGCAATAGTTGTCTTTGTATCGGTAAATACATAACTATCAGTTGCAAAGTCATCAGTGTTGTAAATCCAACCTGAATACTTTTCAACAATCTTCAATTTGTCAAGACAAAAACCAGTTGAACCATTTTTCGGATAGAAAACAATCTTTGCTCTACTACTCATATCAACCACCGATTGTTGACAAAATCATTGTTGACTTTGTTTCACTTAAAGTCACATCTGATTTATATATGTCAACTTCCTTTCTTAATTCTACTTTATAACCACTGTCATAATACTTGTTCACATTCTGTTTCTGTTGTGTTATATAACCATCACATTTCAGAATATCTTCTTTGTATGTTTCCAGTACATCACAACGCAAATACAAGTTATATATACCATTTGGATATATTTCAATCTTGTCAACAAAATAGTATCTTTTGAACTTCTCAATGTACGCATAATTGAAGTCAATATATTCAACACTTTTCAACACTATTTTTGGTAGTTTGATACTGGTATCTTCTTTCAATTTTATATCATACTCATGTGCATTTGTCAGTTCTTTATTTATGACATTGTTTGCACTACTGGTATTATAGAAAACAATTTTCATTTGAATACCCCTTTCAAAAAGTTGTCAAGTTTTGGTTGTGCTATACTGTTCATTCTTTGTTGTATCATCTGACTTGTAATTGTCATCATAAATTTACCCTCATTCCAACCATTGTCAGCATTTCTTGAACCATATTCAACCGAACTTGCATATTCTAAATCATTATATACTTCAACTGTATATGTTCCATTTTTATTTGCAACAACTCTTTTCTTCCAGTTGTTCTTTAATTTATTGTTATTTGTTGCAGGTGTCCTTTGAATAACTTCCTGCAAGAACTCGTTTGATATTTCATCAACAATTTCCTGCATCAATGCAGGTACTTGACTTTGTGCCTGCTCTAATCTTCTTTGAAGTTCCTGCAACTCTCTGAAATTTACACCCATATTTTCACCAGTCCTTTCTATATAGAAAAAGTGGTGGATAGTTGTGAACCACCCACCACCTACACAAAAGTGATTCATTTATGCCACAAAGAACACAACGAAGTCTCATTCAAGTCATTGAAGTAACCAGCTTCAAACTTGTAATAGTTATTGAAGAACTCTGCTTTTGCGTTGTAGTTCGTTGTAACCCTCTTTTCAAGGTTGCAAACACCCATTGCATCTTTGTCAAACATGATTGCAAGAATACCAGTAACTTCAACTGTATGTCCTGCACTTGTTTTTACTGTAATCTTTGATGTGTCTGCAAAACTGTAAGACTGTCCTGAACCCTGCCAGTATGGAACACTTTCACTGTTTGGAAGTGCAACATAATTGTCATGGAATGTATCAGACTGTAAATATGCAGTTGCACTTGCTTTGAACTCTGAAAGCATTACAGTGTGAAGATAATCACCACTTGTAAATCTTTCCTTTCCACCTACATTGAAAAGTGTAGAAATCTTTGAAAGTCTGTCAACATAAAGTGACATTGTGTAACTTGCAAATCTGATGAAATCAGAATTTGTAATTGCATCAGCAGGTGTCAAAGACTGACCGAACTTGTCATTGTAAAGTTTTAACAAGTTTACTGCTTTCATTCCAGTGTTTGTCAAAACAACTGCTTTACTTGAATTGTCATAAAGGTCTGCATATACAGTTTCACCAATCATGTTGTTGATAGTTCTCATAATAAGACTATCCATTTTAACAGTCATGGACTTGTCAACTGCATTGTAAAGCATTGAAATGAAACCATTCAACTGGTTGACACTTGAAAAACTTTCCTTGACCTGCTTTTCAGTGAAAGACATAGGAATTTCAAAAGTCACCTTACTGTTGAAGAACTTTGCACTGATTGACGGTTTATAGAAAATGTCCTGACTGTATTCCTGACCATCTTGAAGTTCCCACTCACTGTTTTCACTTGCAGTCGGTAAGTCAGCACTGATTTTTTCAAGTACCGAACCATATTCCCAGTTGTCCATCACAAGACTTGGAACATTACCAGTATAAGGTCTGTCAACAAATACCACCTTTCCAATGTGATTTACAAGTGACTTGACATAGTGGTCTACACTTGTACTGTTGAATACCTCTGTTCCTACATCAACAATGTTGGATAAATCTTCCTGAACTAAATCAGACTTACCAAGAACTTCATTTGTAACACTGTTGATAATGCTATAAATCTGTTTTACTTCCATTTTTATTACCACCTTTCTGTTTTATTTTTTCATTCAAAAATGGATAAAGTTAAAAACTCATTTATATCTTTGATAATTATATCATTAAAATAATTGTTTTGCAAGTAGGAAATAATTGTGTTATAATATTCTGTTTTACTTCCATTCAAAACTTGCTTTATAAATTCACGATTTTTTGTGTTTGAATTTGTACCAGTATTTTGAGTGTTGTTTTGGTCTTGTTTATCATTCACAAAATTGTCATCATTGTAAGCATTTACCGAACCAGTATTTGTACTTTCAAGGGTGTAAGAATTTTCACCAGTATCTTGAACATTTTCTGTAACTTTTTCAGCATAGTTGTAATCAATGTCAATTTTACTGATTGCCATATCATACAAAGTGTTCCACTTATTACCAAACATTTTAATCAATGTTTTTGCAATATCATCTATTGTATTATTTTCACCGAAACTTGAAAGTGTTCTTTCACCATAGTTCGCAAGATAGAACATATCCATTGTTTCAACTGGTATAATCTCCATGTAAGCAAATGAACCATATACAGACATTTTTGCAAAGATACCAGTATCACGAAACTTTTCTTTGACTTTCATCAAATCACCTCTTTCAGTTTGATAAATTCATCATGCGTCATTGTAACACCTTTACCACATCTTGTATGTTCTTCATTCCAGTTTCTAATGTCAATCACTGGTTCAGCATCATTCCACGAAACCTTGTTGACTTCTTTAGACCAACCACTTTCACTTGTGGAAAGTGTTGCAATATGTTCAATTATTTCATATTTAATATCATTTTTCATCTTCTTTTTCCTCACTTTCTTCTTCCTGCTCTGCATCAGGTGTTTCTTCATTTACTGGTTCATCAGGTTTTTCTTGTTCTTCCCCTGATTGTTCATCATCTGACTGTTCCTCATTTGGTTCTTCCTCTGACTGTTCTGATACTTCCTCTGCATCATCAGGTTGTTCATCTGTTCCCCCATCTTCTGATGTTTCATCATTGACATTTTCATCACCTGCACTTTCTTCACTGGTTTCATTATTGGTTTCAGTTGGTTCAAGTGTTGGTTCATCAGTCGGTTCAACACTTGGTTCTTCATTTCCTGCAACATCTTCACAAGTTGTTTCAACTTCTTCATCATGTATATTATCTTCTTCCAGTGTATCAATGTTTTCACCATTGTAAAGTCGATAGTCCCAAGAACTATTAAATTCAACCTGAATATCAGTACCAAACATTTCATTGATTTTTTCAAGTGCTTTTCTTCTGTTGTTCAACATATCATCAACAAGTGGATAAAGATTGTCTGAATTTGTTTCAACTTCTGCAACTGCAAGTCTTTCTTTTTTACTGTTCCAGTTAGCACCAAGACCAATTTCATTATACATACTTGCTTTCACATACTGTTGTAACTGGTAAATGTCCTGCAATGAATTTGTGTTACTGGTTGCAACTGTACTTGTTTTCAGACTGTCGAACAATTTACTTTCAGCAATTACACCCAGTTTACCATTTTCAATATTTTCAATGAACTTCTTTGCACTTGCAACAGTATTGTCATCATTTGCCGACAACAATATCTGAACTCTTTTATTGATTGTAGCAAGTATCATTGTAATATCTGTTTCATTCAGGATAGTACAATACTTTTGATACATAGGAACTAACCCCATGCACATACTATCATTTTGCATGAATACACAATCTTCATCAATGACACATTCAGTTGTCAACTTCAATGCAGGATTGCTTATAACTGCCTTTGTTGGTCTGTTATATACATCACCCTCACCACCTAAAGTTGCATTGAACACATACAAATCATTTTCATGTTTGTACCACACACAACCACCTGCACACTGTAACATTTTTTCCAGTTCTTCTTGTGGAATAGTGTCAGGAAGATTGTGATACTTGAACATAGCAAGTGACCTATTCAACATATATTTCACATAGTTGTTGACATTCGTTGCTTTGTCCTGATAATTGTACCCACTGTTTTGATATGGAACAAAACCGAAATACTTTTCATCAATTTTTGACATTTATATCACCCTTTCTTTATATAGTAGTTTTACATACTTTAATATAGTTTGAAATTGCATCACCAACAGTATTATCTTGATAGAATACTCTGTCAGTTTTGAAAAACCATAGTATTTTTTCTTGTAGTTTATTTATCGGTTTGAAGATACTTCTATTATAGTTTAATTTGTGATTATATTCAAGTGAATAAATCAAGTCATTTTCTGTATCTTGTAATGGTGTTGTTTTTTGATGAATAAATGTGAACATTTCACCATCATTATCTTGAACAATTTCACACTGATAATTTGAACCACCAAAAACAATGAAATAAGTAAACAAAATTTGGTTCGGTTTATACTTCACTGGTAAGTGTGGATATATGTCAAGTTCCCATGCACCACTTGTAATCATGTGAAGTTTTGGATTGTTGAAAGCAAAGTAAAAGTTGTTTTTCTTTTGTTTCTTTATACTGGAACAATATTCAACTGCAACTTTCAATTCACTGTCACCATAGGTATATACATCAATAGTACCTTGTTCCATTTTCAAAATGTGGTTCAATCCCATTTCATCAAAATAAGGACAATACTTGTTAACTGTATTACCCAACATGAAAATCTTGACATTTGTTCTTTGTCTGATGATAGTTGACACTGTATTCATAAATGAAACAAATTCATCAGGAAGATACAACTTGTTTGTCAGGAACTCGTCAAAAAGAATTGTTGTTATTTTTGGATAACTGATTGACTTGTTGTGTTCACTTTCAGATATTGCAAAAGTATAAGCAAAACAATCTGTATCAGTGTTGTAAACTGCTTTTCCATTTTCATCATAAGTACAAAAATAAAATTTACTTGCCCAGTAAGTAATACCCTGATACATTCCATTTGAAATTTTTTCCACTTCACCATTTTCATTGATAGCACTGAAAATGTCGCTTGCTCGTCTGCCAGTAACATCTTCTTTCCATCTTCTTACAATAGCAAGTTGACCACCATTTGTTTCAAAATAATTTTCAATAGCATACTTCAAAATAGAGTATGTTTTACCATTACTTCTTTCACCGAAAATAACATTGTATGTTGCACCTTTTTCAAGTATGTTTTTCGGTGAATAAAATTCAATCTTTTTTCCTGCCATTATTACACCACCTTTAAATTTTTGTATTTGAATTGTTTCAATTTTTGTTTAGCAAGATTTTTATACATTGTTATCTTGTTAAAATCATTTACAACAATACTGATGACAATAGTATCACCAGTAATATCTACATTATAAAAATTTTTGTTTTCATTTTCTCTCACAATTATATTGTATATTATTTCATATTCTGTCATACTGCTTTCACTCCTTTGAATAAGTACCCATCAAGTAACATTTCAATGAATTTTCCATACTGTTTACTTATTGATAATGTGAACTCACAATTTTCAAGATGAACACCTGACTTTGTTATCACATGACTGGTATGTCCTTGACAATCCAACACTTCAAAATCATATTCAGTATCAACATAGGTATGTGTCATTTTACCAGTTCTTTCAGCAGGGATATACAAGTCATCATTGAACATTTCAAACACTTTCATATTATCATATTCACAATGTTCTTTCATATATTCCATACCACATTTTTTACCAAGTCCTGCAACTGTCAGATGAAGTTCATTTTCTTCTTCCACAAGATACCTTTTTGCACCCAGTGTTTTGAAGTGTGTATATGTTCCCTCATAATCCCATACACCAATCATTTTTTCTACACCTTTGATTGTTTTTGGTCTTAACTTGCTTTTATCAATGTGATAATGTTCACACATATCTTCAAGTTTTTTCGTTATCATGTTATCGTATGCCTGAATAAAATCCTTGTGTTGTTCATAGTTTAACATCTTTATACTGTCAGTGTCACTATAAACATAATCATTACCAATATTTATAATTCCTAACCACAAGTTTCTTCTTGCGTATGCAGTTACCCACACACCCCAAGGATAATACAAGAAACGATTATATGACTTGTTATACTGCTCTATTTGTTCATCTATGTTTGCAGGTGTTGAACCCCAGTCATCTGTATATGTGACTTCATCACGAACAATATCAGTTACACACATTCCATATACACTATTCAACATTCCTTTACTGTTTAAGTATTCGACTTCCATACACTCAACACCTTTCAAGGTTGTCTTATCTTCATACAGTTTCAGGATAGCAAGTATAATGTCTTTTGGAAGATACCCCTTGAAGTATCTATATACATTTTTGATACCAACTTTTTCCCATGTGTAGCACTGTTTAATGATACCCCAGTCAACATTTGTTATTGTTGTCACAAGTCTGTCTGCACTGAATACTCGACCATTGTTCACAACACTGTTTTCAAGTACCACACATTTACTTTCAGATATATAATTTTCGTGATAAATTTTTGCTTTCAGTCCGACAAATTCAATGTCACAAACAACACAATACTTTTTACAAAGTTCATCAAAAGGTTTATCAGAATATGAAAACATTTGCTTTATATCCTGCATACTGGTTTTTATTCCCCTTGACATAGGGAACATTTCTGAAAGCATAACAGCAGGATAAGAAGAAGTAAAATCAATAGATGATACATTTTCAAGTAACTTGTTTGTATAGTTTGCGTTTGCATGAGTGAAACCACCCTGAAATGCTCTTTTCAAAATAACATATTCATCTTTTGTCAACTGCAAATCATTCATCAATTCACGATATTTGAACCACTTGCCCTTGTTATGCTTTGACTTCTTTGAACCAGTACCATCAGTATAGCAACACTGTCTGACAAAGTTTCTTACTCGACTGGTATTTGTCATAGGTATTTTACCAATGTCACCATACTGTTTTATTTGTTCATTTATATAATAAAGTATAATCAATACATCATTTTCACAATATTGTAATTCTTTATCAGTCAACAAAGTGTCTTGTGTTCTGATTAAAGAATAATCTAAATCACCAACTAATTTTTCAATTTTATGTGACTGCAAGTTGTCAGCAGTTTTTTCAAGTGAATATCCTGACAAGATATAACTGTCACGAAATTCAATACCAAAATCGCATAATGCCTTTATAGGTTTTCTATCATCAACAGAAAACACACGAACCCAGTTAAAATAATTTCGCATGAACTGGAACTCAAACGACATATTGTGTATATAACATACAAGTATTCTTTCATCAGATAATTCAAAATAGTCATGTAGTTTCTGACATAATTCAAGAAGTTGTTCCCATGTTCTGCCATAACAAATATGTTCACCATCTTTTATACCAAAAGTCCATTCATACATGAAAGCAACTTTTTCACAATTTTCAAGTAGTGTACTGGTTGTTTCAATATCGAAACCACATTCAAGGTTCAAGTAGGTAATTTTCTTTTTCTTTATAGTTGTATATTCTATTGTTGATAAATCTAACTCATTATAGAACTTCAAGAAAATCACCTACTTTCTAAAAATATTCAAAACCATCTCCAAGGGAATAACCCTCAAAACCTTGTTCAACTTTTTCATAACTTGTTAATTGTGCAATCTTGTCAACAAGTCCATCAATTTCAAGTTCACTGTCACCCAAGTCAATTTTTTCTTGCTGAACATATTCGTTGATTGCCTGCCAAACTGGTTGATAACCGATTGCACTTGCTGAACCCTCTGTCTGTCGCAGGTACTCTTTTATCTTGTCTGCAAGTGCAAAGAAGTTTTTTGACTTTGACTGTAACTCTTTTACACTTCCATACTTGATACCAGTATTTTCTGCCATTTCTTTCAACACTTTATTCAATCCTCTGACAGTTGAAGTTTTTGCTTCAATAAACTGGTTCACCCTTGCAAGTTCTTGTTGTAACTGGTTGTAATCTTTTCCACGAACTGAAAATTTTACACCACCCTGATAATCAACCCATTTTTGATATGCAGGTGAACTTGTCAAGTTATTGTTTTCAAGTCGAACAAGTCTTTTATTTGCCATACTTGCTTTTCGTGACACTTCTGCTTTTAATCGTAGATACTCGTCACTTGCTAACTTGACACCCATGCAATCACCACCTTACAAAACAATTTGTGTTGATAACCACATGACACCCTTGTCAAGTTCACCACTCTTTTCAAGTTCCTGAACATCAAGACCAACTGTTGCATAGAAACCCTTTGCAATATCATCACGCAATTGTTTTAATGCAGTTACTTTAATACACTTGTTATCACAATCAAAAATTAAATGTAAAAACTGTTTTTTGTATTCAGGTTCAACAATAATATCATAATAGTAGAAAATAAAATCAACATTTTTAGACTTTCCATTTTCCCATGCTGACAGTGTAGCAGGAAGAACTTCAAATGTTTCA